TCAGAAGAACTTGTATTAAAACCCCTTGATTCAGGGCTTAAATGTTCAGATATGGCACGCCATTCATTATCGTAATTAGAACGATCTGCGGCACAATCACTAAAAGCTTTAAATAATTTTTCGTTCATTCTTTTTACTTTTAGGCAGGATTAACCCCCCACCAAATTTATTAGCTTCATCTTGCTTCGCCTGCTCAAGCGGCGTTAATGGAATATTTGTATCAAAATCGCTTATCGTTTTTCTTTCTGCCAATAAAGAAAGCTGCTTTAAAGCCTGCTTATTAGCTTTACGCAATGCATAAGCTGCCGTTTCTTCTTCGCTTAAATCTTTTGGAACGCCACCTGATACCATGCTCTTATTTTACACCACGTTTATACTTTGCAAAGCTTGGTAGCTCAATCATTTTTTTATGCCTCTGCAAAGAATGAACTGGAATTACATCTAATTTAAAGGCACTTGCCATACAGCGAACCGCATCTGCATTATGCGAATGCTTATCATGCACTGGAACTTTAGTAAAAACTCCCTCTGCATTTTTCTTTCGTTTATAATTCCGTAAATCATTAATTAATCTGCGGCATCTTTCCTTATCAAAAAAACAATAAGCTAAAACTTCTTGAACCCATTCAATATTTCCTGCTAAATCATTCGTTTTCGGGATAATAACAATCTTTAAACCCTTCTGCTTCCTTAACGTCTCCGCCCTTGATTGCAATTTATCCATTTTATCTTGGCGTTTTGTTGCATCCCATGGCAAAAACCATACATCAATTGTATATTTATTGCGTATCATGTCCGTAAACTGCCCGCTCGCCATATCTTTAGAAACAAAATTATCAACAATGTGTATCGTATTCTTATCAGGGTGTTGATGAATTACAGCAGTCATCAAATCTTCACCCTCCGCTAAATCTAAACTCGCAAAAGTCTGCAAATTTGAATTGTGCGGTACATGCGTTATTCTGCCCTCTTCATCTATAGCGTGCATTTGATGTTTAAAGTAAGAACCACTAGCACTTGCCTTGAAAGAACAGTAAAATTCTTGCATCGCAGTTTCAGGATCCATGCCTTTAGCGATTAATTCATCAACATATTCTTTTGTTATTACTGGGTCGCCATCGTTATAATAAGTATCCTCAATCCCATATAACCAAGCACGCTTCTTATCAGATTCATGCTCAAGGTTATACATATAATCCCTGTGTGCATGATTCTCGCCTTTAGGAGTACCAACCTTAAAACTAAACCCTCCATTCTGTGCAAGAATTGGAGAAAAAATCTCTTCAAAAACCCCACTTCGCCATTCAGGGTACTCATCGCATATAACCCCAATCGGATTTAAACCCCTTAAATGGTTAGCCGTTCCATCTGCACCAACTACCCCAACTAAACGATAAACTGAACCATTAACTAACTCTAAAGTCATCGCATGGTTATCTTTACGCTTCCAAAGCTTTTTAGGGAATAATTCTAAGTAAGGTATCGCTTGCTCATCAGGATCACGTGTTACCCTACCTAAACCATTCCATATCGCCGCCCTTGCCTGCGTTAAACTCGGGAAAGCATGTATATATAAACCCCTATCCTCTAACATTCGAGGCAAAGCAATGCACAATGGTATAGCCGTACTCTTCCCCGCACGCCTATGAACTATAGCAATCCCATCTAAATGCTTCTTTAACCGCCCCTTATCATCACGCTGATTGAAAAACTTAAACCACTCAAATTGATAAAACGTCGGCTCAAACTTCCCCCAAAGATTACCTAAAATCTCATTGCACTCCTCAGCAGTTACCTTGCTATCAAACGTCTCAACAGGAGCTACATACTCGCTTGCATCATAAACATTCTGATAATGCAAAGGGTGATTCTTATCTTCTGCAATCTCACGCCAATTACTAACCTTAGAAAGTTCATCACTCAATTAACTTCATCTCCTCAGTATTCGCCTTAGTCGGAACTAAACGTATCCTGCCATGCTCATCCTTAATCTCTCTAAACGTCGGAATGAAAAACTTAACATTACTATTATCTGCCTGCTTTCGTGTAGCCTCTATAGCAATCTCAATCTTCTCCTCTGCATAAATCGAATTCTGCATATCATTCAATAACTTTATTCTTGAACCCTTAGCATCCAATAACACCTTAGCCGCATTCACTGGGTCTAATTCCTCTGCTGCATCCTCTAAACGCTTTAAACCTTCGTACAACTCTAACCTTTCAGCCTGAATGCTGAAATCTTTTTTTTTGAAAAAATCTCTAGATTCGCTCATCTCTACTTTCTTTAAACTGCTCTTTTATCGCTAAATAACCCTCTAACGCATTACTCATCGCCTCATGTAAAGTTAATGGCTTTGCGTTTGCTTCAAAACAACCCTGTTCATTCAACAATTCTTTCATTTCCTTAACTAATGTCCATACACTAACCATGAAAACAATATATCACCACTCGGCGGAACTTTATACCCCTAGCTCTCACTAGCCTGCATTGAAAACTCTAGTCTTTCGGTTTAATCACATGGATTTCTATGTGATTATTTACTGCTCGCTTTATTCTTCCCATAAAGAGCTTTATAAGCATTGTTTACAAAATTAGAATTCTTTTCTTGAACCATTTTGTCATACCCCCTCATATTCTCAATACGTGCCTCAGATATAACCTTTGCCTGCTTCTTTAAATCCTCTATTTCTTCTATTTCCATGAAGACACTATACCACTTTCTTAATTTTGTTTATTGCCCGTTCAAATCGCTTTAAATTGATTTGTTTTTTATTTTAGGATAATTGTAGCTTTAATGTGGTTTTTGTTTAACCTTGACGATTTTAAAGGGGTTTTGTGATGCTTTTGATTGATTGCTTGGTTAAGGTCTTTGATTTTGAAATTTTGAGATTCTGGTATGTGGGGATTAAAGATGATTAGGAAGCTGGACTCTGTACACCCCCAACCCCGTTTAAAGCAATAGGCTATTTTTCTATTAACTAGCTCATTATCGGCTGTCTATTGTCATGTTTTTAATCGGCTATCTCTTATCATTTTTTATCGGCTATCTCTTGTATGGGGCGAATAGGAAGCTGGGACTGGGATAATAATATAATCAGTGAAGCTAAGGCGGTTATGTGCCTGTATGCTGCATGAATTACCCAATGAACCAGTGAACATAGCCAATAGTTTATTTGCTCTTGTTTAAAGCGATTATGAATAATGGTGCTTATTCGCTGTGATATTGTCATGTTTTTTGCGTGTTATCTGAATCAAACCCTATAATGGCTCTACAATCAGCAGTTTACTCAAGATAACTCTATATTATTTTGACTCTATAGTGGAATGGAAGGTTAATCTGATTATTGTAATTACATTGTGATTACAGCCTTTGCTAGGTGACGAGGATTAAACAATCAGTTAGAATACATAACAAATGCAAGATTTAGAAACCCAAGTAAAGATATTAAAGTCTTCTGTAGCAAGATTAGAAAAAACAGTTGCAGGCTTGAGAGCTGATAATAAAAAACTAATCGAATCCAAGATGGATTTAATCGAACAACTGAAAGAATTAAACAGTGGTAAAGCAGAACTAAACTTATTAAAAGCCAAAAACTATAAGATAAAAAGTATTGCTGAGAATCTAACAAAAATCGAGAAGGCAAAATTCCAAGAGAAGTTGTAGATTAAATATATTTAATGCATCATGTTATAACCATACAATCTCTTGAAAGCTGGTCTAGTACTGCATTTCAAGGTTTATAGGCTATTTGATTGAAAAAATATTTTAAAAATAAATCAAATGTTTAACCCATTCTTAGTTATGACATGGTACTATAGGGTATATAGAGATTAAGCAAGACTGAGTCTCGCTAAAAGGAAAAAATCAAATGGAAAATTTATTAGCAGCAACGAAAAAATATTACTCTGAGAGATTAACAATCACTAGAGGTAAGAAAGCACCTGTAAGCGTTGAGCTTGTTGATGATGTAGTAAGAGTTACAACTGGTGAAGGTAGAATCAATGCTCTACCTGTAGAAGGCTTGAAGCCTTATTTAAATTAATTAATTAGTAAGTCAATGACCTAAGCAAGTCAATAAACTGCTTAAGGAGAAAAAAATGAAAAAATTTGACCACTTAAAAAACATAAAAACATTACTGAATCAACAACTAAAAAAGCATGGATTTAAATTACCCAAGAATGCTGAGTTAAAAGACATAACTATTTTATCGGACATCATGGCAGGCAAGATCACTGAAATAGATTTAGCTTTTGCTATAACAAAAATTGAGTCAAGAAGTGATAAGGCTTGTGTAGCAGCTAGCAAGGTAGCAGAAAGAGAGAGTAAATAAATGACATTATATTACGCCATAAGTAAAAACACTAAAGAACTTCAAACAGGACTTAGTAAGACAAGTAACCTAGATGATTATTCAGGAACTCTAGAAGAGAAACTAAACGATCTAATTGATGACCACTTAAACTATGTGAACGTATGGTGTGGTACTTTAGATTTCTCTTACAGTAGTACAAGTAAGTTCCCTGAATCGGAAAGGTATATTTTAATAACTGAAACTGACTCAGGTTTAAAACGAATTTAGTAAACCAAGACCTAAGCAAGTCGTTAAACTGCTTAAGGAGAAAGAAAAATGAAAATAGAATTTAAAAAAGTATCAGCAAAAGCAAGTTTACAAAATGGTTACATTTTGATTAAGGATCAACAATCTTTTTTTAGAAGATTAAGCAAGAAGTTGAAATGTTCTATGGCTTTGGCAAGAAAACTTGCTTTGAAAAGTAAAATAATCTAAAACTATCATCAAGCTAACAAGGAGAAATCAAATGAAAATTAAAATCAACAATAAAACATTAGAAGCAAAGACATTAACAGATCTTAGTTATTTAGTAGCTGGTGAAGTATCTAACTTGCTTAATCCTCAATTGGCATTAAATGAGACTGAGACGTTAGCACTTAAAAGTATCCTACAGACTCTCAACTCAAGATGTGATTATTATTTATCGCTTAATAATCAAGATGACTATGAATTTTACTGTGATTATGAATTTGTTTTAATTCAAAATCAAAATGGAGATGGGTTAATTGATTCTGAATCAGTTGATTTATTCATTCGTGGAATTAATGAACCTAAATTATTCGTATCGATCACCTGCGTTAAAATGCACGAACTTTTAAAAAATAAAAGATATAACTTCGAGTGTGAAAGGTATTTAGATTAGAACTGTCATCAAGCAAACAAAAAAAGGAAAAAAGAAAAAATGCAAATCAATAAACATTTATTTAGAGACGAAATTTTAACCACGACTTTAAGAAAAGTCATAGATGAGATAAATCCAGGTGACGTTATAGATCAAGAAGATACTATTTGTTTGAGATTCGATAATGTTGATGGTTTAGCTTATGATGATGAGATACATTTTTACATTCAAGGGGCATTAGCTGTTTCGATTGAGAATACCATTGAAGGGAGAAAACAGAGAGAGGTAACCAAATGACAATAGAATTTAAAGACAAAAATAATAATAGCTATAGCTTTGCAAATTACATGGAGTTTGCTAGTTACTGGTTTAATTGTTCTTATCGCTACTGGAAGACTGTATTAGATCAGAAGACTTTCAGTAAATTAAATAGACTTGCTGTTAATAGCAAAGAAGCAAGAACGAGAATGTATTAATAAGTTTAAAAAATCAAATAACCCCCGCCAAAATTTTAATTTTGGAATAAAGTTTTTTTTAAAAAAATATTCTCGGAAAACTCTTATTCATCTTTTTACTTAAAATCTTACGGTTTACGGTTCTAGTACTGAAGCATAACAGTAAGTAAAATTAGTTATATTAAATAGTTCTTTTGTAGCATATTTTTTAAAAATAATCAATAACTTATAGAAGTAAGTAAAAGCTTAAAACTGTCATCAGGTCTAGGAATATAGAATAATTATGAATTTATTAAATCTGTCTTTAATTAAAATAATATCTTGGGTGGTGAACTATCTGGAATTACCAGAAAGTTCAATAAGCAAGCCTAGAGCTGGTATTGAAGTATTACAGATAAATAAATATAATTAAATGCAAATAAATGCAGATACAGGGTATAATTAAACAAGGAAAGGAAAGAAAACAAATGACAATAGAAAAAAAACACAATTATAAAATTAACGATATTTTTTATTATTCATGGGGTTACGATCAAACCAATATTGATTTTTACCAAGTAGTCGGAGTTACAGCTAAGACAATTAAGGTTAAGGAAATCAAATCTCGTGAAGACCAGAACATGCGAAATGAGCATTTTACTTCTTATCGCATACCTGCTGTTAATGAATTTAAAAGTAATGAAATTTTAGTTAAACACGTTAAAAAATCTTACGATGGCAGAGATTATTTAACTATGGAGCATGGCGGTTTATTTCCCTACGAGGGTAAGAGCTTGTGTTCAACTTCATACGCTTAATTTAAAAGGAAACAACAGGAAACAAATGACAACAGATAGACAAACATTTACAATATATGACCCTGAGCTAGCTGCAAGGCTATTAGCTCTAAAGGGCAAATACGATAGCTGGGATGCGGTGATTGACAGGCTAGTAACCCTAGCCGAAAATAATCTAATTCCCTCGAATTCTAGGGAATTAAAACCAGTAGCTAAAAAAGAAAAGACCGAAGATCCTGCTAGGTCTGAATTAAATGCAACTTTCAATGAGTTATGGGCTTGGATAATAGAACAGCCCAAGACGCAGGGCTGGAAGGCTTATAAGCTAGGGGTCAAGGATGTTCAGTTCCTGAAGGCTCAACTAAAAAAACACGGCTTGGAAAAAATGAAGCACTTTTATAAATGTGCCTGTAATGATAAGTTCCTCCAAGAGAATAACGTGCCTCTTTCAATGCCAAATATGTTTAGCGATAAAGCCATAGCTAAATGGTTAATTATCAAGGATTCTACAGTCTCAAGGCGTGAGGAGATTCTCAAGAAAAAGAACGAAGAGACATTAGCCTACTTGAACTCTTTACACGGCATTAATACTAAAGCCGTGGCAACTCCACACTATGAGAATTTAAAAGATTTACCTGCTCTTTTAACCGAAGAGGAAGAAAACGCAAAGTACTATCACCAAGCCGAGGATTACGCCCAACGCTGCAAAGAGGAACAGAAAAAAGAAATGGATGCAGCATATCCATACAAGCCGTTAATAGCCGATAAACCAGTTAATCCAGTAGGCTTTCAATCATTAGGAGAATTGTTTTAAATGGAAGAGAAAAAAATAAGATTAGATAATTCACTTGCTTGGACTATGCTTCCACCTGTTACTAATAATCCTCTTTACAAAGACTTAGATTTGAAAATAGGGGCTTTTAAGCTTGCTAATCCTGAATTAACAGAAGAGCAGATACAAGAGCAGCTAGGAAAGCATATCAGGAACTACATAACAAATAAAAAGCATGAATGGAGACCTAAACTACTAGAATATTTAGATGAAATTCGCAGAAGGCACAAACAGGAAGAGGGTTAAAGGTACGATGATCTGAAATAGCAGGTATCGTACTTTAAAAAACAAGGAGAAGAAAAATAAATGGAAACTATCACTTTAAAACTACTTGATAAATACAACATACAGAAGCCTGTTGTTGATATTTGCATGATCTGTGAAAAAGAAGGTCTTCAAGTAGAGTATTTCCAATCAGAGAAAAACAGCAAAGAATATGAGATAGAAGGTGCTTTTTTCAGGAAAGAAAATAAAATCCTGATTAACTCCACTAGACCAGCACAGCGAATGGCTTTTACTTTAGCACGTGAATTAGGGCATGCACTCATGCACGCAGATATTGACCGAGATATTTTGCTAACAGATGGTAAAAGTTCATCACCTGATCATTTAGCGGAAGAAGCAAATAAATTTGCAGCTTACTTATTGATGCCAGAACACATGATTAAACAGCAAATGGAGAAATGGGGGCTATCATCAATTCATACGCCTATCTTAGCTAATTTGTTTGGGGTGCCCTTATCAGAAATGAACTCTAGATTACACAAGCAGGAAGAGGGTTAAATAAACAAGGAGAAGAAAACTAAATGGATGAACAAATTAAAACAAAAACATTTACATTGAGTCAAGACCTACTAGAAAGGCACGAGCCAGACTCACTGGAAGCCAAGCTTTTAAGTCCAGAAGGCAAAGAAGCTTTAATGATGGCGAGAGCTATCATTTTTGTAGCCCCTATGATGAGATTTAACCCTAGAGAGTACCGAATTAAAATAGTGTATGAAGCTCACACCGATTCATTCAGGGCTTACTGTACACCTCAAGAAGAAGCAATAATGATGCTTAAACCCTTACCAGAAAGCGAATTGCTTGAATCATACCTTGAGTGGGAAAAGAAAGAGAAAGAAAAAGGAAAAATTCACCCACGTCCAGTAGAAAATTATTATGGTTTTATTACGCCAAAAGCTAAATTTCGGAACATTGATGAAGCTTTATGCGGAAGTGCAATGAAAATTAATTTTTAAAGAATCAGCTAAAGAGTTGATATAATGTCATATAACGTGGTATAACAATTAAAGAAGGAAAAGAAACAATGAAAATATGTGAAAGAATCGAAAAATTAAAAAAATTCCCAGAAATAGGGCAAACTTACAAACTTCATCTAAGTGTTGAAGTGAGCGGCATCAAATCTCCCTGTTACGCAAGAATTCGTGAACTTAATGGGCGATATGCCTTGGTAGATTTTCGAGAAAAAATAGAAGACATGTTTAGTTATTCGACTCGGATACTAAATTTAGATTATGTAGTTACAGTAGAGGCGGC